GATCAATTATTGGCCCGGATGTGGTAGTCTTACGAGCAACAATACCATACCAGCCTTCGGTAATTAATCTCGAAATATATTCAAATGGATCAATCAAGACGGCATCGAATGAATCGACATCACCATATTGATCCTTTTTTTCTTGGTGGTCACGAAATAAAACAATATGGTATGAATCACCCATAATGCCTTTGTCGATTGAATCACCGGGATCTTTATAAGACGTACCAATCACCTCAATGGAACCTTCTTTATCTCCCTGTAAAAATGTTAGGAAATCGTAGTTCTCATTTTGCATTTCTTTTAGAAAATCTATCATTGTAGTCCTTGATGTGGGTGTTTCGGATGCGACACATTATCCATGTGTTATAATAATCATCACTTTCTAAAACACCATTTATGAATTGTTCTTTAGCTTCGAGATAACCACATTCGCCTTTAGAGTGGCATAAGTGTAGTATAACTCTTAGAAAAGAATCCTGTCCATATTGTATCACATCTTGCTTCAATGTGTCACTACTTCCGTAGTAAGTTTGCCAGTTTGAAAACGATTTGTACCGTTTTTTTTTACCTTTGACCATCTTGGTTTTGGCAGAATAAAAGAATTTCTTACCTATGTATTTTCTACCATTCATCAGATTCGTTATCTGATACACAAACCCGTAATTATCACCAATCAGGTCTTCCGTAAAATCTTTCTTATCGTAAATCCAGTTTAGTCCCATTTTCCGTCATCATCCAAATCGTCATCATCCTCTATATAGTCCTCGGATATTTCTTCGATTTGTTCGCCACAGAATGGACAATGTTCAGGTAATTCTTGAGATACCATTTCTTCCATAAATTCTACGCTATAAGTTGATTCACAACTAGAGCATTCTCCGTTCATTATTTTATTAGTCATTATAATTCCTTATTTTTGCTAATTTGATATAACTTAATAACTTTATCCAAAACCAGCCCACATCTACCTCAAACCATTTCTCTGAAAGTTTTGGACTTGCTGGATTGTGATGATGATTATTATGTAGTTCTTCTCCACCAATAAAAATGCCGATGGGTGAAATGTTTGTTGATTTATCTTTTGTGTCTGTATTACGATAACCCCACCAGTGTCCTAGTCCGTTGATAACTCCGGCTGCCCAAAATGGAATCCAGATTATCTGTACAATCCATATTAACAATCCCCAAAATCCAAATAACAAAATGTCTATGAGTAACATTAATAAGATACCATAGAAATTATATCGTTGATAGAGGTTGCGTTCAATCCAGTCTGCTGGTGTGCCTGATCCGTAAGCAACTATTGTCTTGGCATTTTTTCCTTCTTGAATGTAGTATGTAACACCTTTGAATAAAACATTCCATATACCATGCACATGTGGCGAGTGTGGATCATCTTGTTGTTCGGTAAACCTGTGGTGCTTACGATGAATGGCTACCCATTGACGGGTAATCATACCTGTTGTTAGCCATAGCCAAAAACGCATGAAGTGAGATACTATAGGATGAAATGTTACTCCTCTATGAGCTTGACTACGGTGCAGATATAAAGTGACACAAAGTATGGTGATATGTGTTACAATAAGTGTATATAGTATTAAAAACATTTAATTAGCCCACACATCACCCCAATTTCCAGACAAAGCACCTTTTGCATAATCGGTGGCTCTATTCTCAAAGAAATTGGTATGTGTTGGAGCGTTAATCATTTCTTCTACCCATGGTAAAGGATTCTTTTTCACTTTGAACACACCCTTTAATCCCAATGAGATTAATCTGCGGTCACAAATATAACGAATATACTTCTTAACATCTTCCGATGATAAATCTTCCATGGCGCCCATCTCAAAAGCCAGGTCAATAAACTTATCTTCTAATTCAACCATCTTCTCAGCAATCAGATACAATCTAGATTTCAATTCATCATTCCAAATTTCTGTATTCTCATTGATGTAGGTTCTAAACAATTTAATCATAGATTCACAATGTTGGGTTTCATCTACGATAGACCAAGTAATAATTTGACCCATACCTTTCATTTTACCGTGTCGTGGGAAATTCAACAACATGATGAATGATGAGAACAACTGCATACCTTCGGTGAAAGCTGAGAAGGTGGCAATATGAGCTGCAGTATTTTCTTTTGTTGTATTCTTAGATGAGATATCCATAACATAGTCATGTTTCTCTCTCATGGCGGCATACTCCATGAAGTCATTATAAGTCGTTTCAGGTAGACCTAGTGTTTCGATAAGGTGTGAGTAAGCGGCCACATGAAGTGCCTCTCTCGCAGCGAATCCTAGCAACATCATCCGAATTTCAGGTTGGGGGAAATAAGGCAGATAGTTATTAACATATCCACCTGCCACATCGATATCACCCTGAGTAAAGAAACGGAAGATGTGTGTTAGAAATTGTTTTTCTTCTTGAGTGAGTTTCTTTTTCCAATCCTTTACATCTTCCATCATTGGAACTTCGGTGTGCATCCAATGTGATTGTTCATGTTTCAACCATGCGTCATATGCCCATGGATAGTTGAAAGGTTTGAATGAAGTTCTTTCATCTGTAATTTTTGAATCTAATTTTTTAATCATTTCTTATCCTTCGCAAGCTATACAATCGTTACCTTGAGCAATCTGTGTCATATCCAGCTCTTTAATAACTTCTCTTTCAATCTTCTTAGAAACTTTATCTGCCTTACCAATCTTTTCAGAACGGCAATAGTATAAAGTCTTAACTCCTTTTTTCCATGCCATAAAATGAATAGCATGAACATACTTGATGTGTGCATCTGGTCTAAAGAACAAGTTTAATGATTGAGCTTGGTCAATATACACTTGACGATCTGATGCAAGTTCGATAACCCATCTTTGGTCAATTTCCATAGACGTTTTGAATACGTCCTTTTCCGCCTCGTCAAGGATATCCAAATGTTGTACACTACCGTCATTAGCAATAATAGAGCTCCACACATCTGCATAAACGGACTCATCTCCATTTGTTTTCTCCTTAATAATTTTATCCAACCAACGATTCTTGTTTAAGAAAGAACCTGAGAGAGTGTCTTGCCTGTATGCATTAGCACGATAAGGTTCAATAGAAGGAGAAGTATTTCCCATGATAATAGAACTAGAAGCGTTGGGAGCTACAGCCATGAGATGACTAAACCTAAAACCTGTACCAACAGCATCAGGAGCTTCACCTCGTTCAGATCCCAATTCTTTATTGGCAACATCTAATCCTTCCCTGATGTATTTGAACATTCTGTTATTGGCAACTTTGGCCATAACACCTTCAAAAGCGATTCCGTTACGCTGTAGATAAGCATGAAACCCGAGAGCACCGATGCCAATAGAACGTTCTCGTTCAGCTGAGTATCTGGCACGAGAGATAGCATCAGGAGCGTTAGCAATAAAGTAATTGAGCACGTTATCGAGCATCTCAGCAACGTCTTTAAGAAATAGTGGTTCATTTTTCCATTCATCATAATTCTCCAAATTTAGACTCGATAAACAACATACTGCTGTTCTTTGTTCATTGGTTGGTAAAATGATTTCAGAACAAAGATTAGACTGGTGAACTTTTAGTCCCAAATCTTTCAACCATTTTGGTAATTCACGATTACTCGTATCAATATAGTGAATGTATGGTTCACCAGTATGCATACGTAATTCTAAAATCTGTTGCCATAAATGTTTAGCAGAAACGGTTTCACGAATCTCTTTACTTGCTGGGTCAATTAGATTCCACGAATCATCAAACTCCGGATCCAACATCGACTGTTCAATGAGGTGCATGAAGTCATCTGTGATATTGACACCATGATGTAGATTCATACAACGAACATTAGGATCACCTGTTGGCTTACGCATCTCTAAAAATCCAGTAATATCAGGATGACTAATATCCAAATAAGCGGCATAAGAACCACGGCGAGTACGACCTTGACGGTATGCCAAAGAAGATGCATCATAGATTTTGAGGTGAGGCATGACACCAGTAGACTTATCATCAGCAGAGCGTATACCAAAACCGATGCCGACACCACCTCCAAGCATTGATAACCAATTCGTTTCAGATAAGTTATCAACTAATCCTTCGGCAGTATCTTCAATATAATTGAGAAAACATGATATAGGCATGCCACGCTTACTACGACCAAAAGAAAGAATGGGAGTAGAATAAGATAACCAATGATTACTGGAATAATCATATAAACGCTGGGCATGTTCCGGGTTGGAACTGAATGATTTTGATACAAATGCAAATCTGTGTTGTGGACTTTCTTCATCATCCTTCATGTAACTTTCTTTAAGTCTTTTGATGCCGAGTTCATCGAATAATTTATCTTTCTCTAAATCAATTTTAATACCTAGATATTCAGTCATACATATCGCTTTCTTATTATTATTTTGTTACAAATTCTTTAATCATTGGAAATACTTTTTCAATTTCATCAGCACAAGCTAACGCAATTAAACGATGTTCTTTTTGTGTTTCTACGCCACTTCGTAGTTGTATATAGTGTACCCATGAACGCAATGTGCCGTTCATATATAAACGAGAAACTGTGACACCTTCCGGCAATACAGCACGAGCTTGTTCTTTAGCGATACCATGTTCTAAAGCCCAACGATACGTTTTTTGTGCAGCTGCAATAACATAGTCTTGTTGTGTTTCCCAATTTAATTGTAATGCACGATCTTCAACTTCAATACTATTCTGTCGATTCTTGGTGTCCTGTAATCTGGCTTCTTTGAATTCAAATCCTAAGTCAGCAACAGCATATCGTTGTGAGAACTCTTGGAACGAAAATGAACGATGCCTTAGAATCTGTCTTGCAATATCTCTGGTAGTTTCAATTTCTAAACATACATTAACCATTTCAAGTGGTGACCAATGTTGGTGTTTGATTAGATAACGAACTAATTTTTCAGCAGTATCATTATTATCTTGATTTGCTGGGTTTGATACTCTTGCAGCATAAGCAACTTGTTCCAACAGGTTTTTACCATCAGAACCTTGACTACTTGATATCAACTTCACATTCATATTATACTTTCTTCCAATTAATAAATTCTGCTTTTGCTCTCAAATTAACGAATGTATTTTTACTTATAATGTCTTGGATTTCATCAGGTGAAAACCCATAAAGCACCATATCATTAATGTCTTTAGATTCAATCATTTCGGGCCAAATCACTACATTATAGTGATTTTCAATAGCCTCATCTATTTTTTTACATATCTCTTTATTACGAGGTTCATTGTCAAATACCAATACCACCTTAGACTTGTCATATATTGAGGTGATTGACGGAAGATTAGAGTCGGCAGTCGCAACAGCGTTCTCTAAGAACAGGCTGTCAATAGGACCTTCCACCACATATATCGTTTCGTCCTGGTTGATCCTGTCCACTCCAAAGACTTTAGAGTTGCTATCGTCTATCTTAATCGTAATGTACCGCAGTTTGGACTCACCGAGAGCCCTCCCTTGGACGGCAACAAGGTTCTTCTCAGCATCATAGAATGGTATAACGAGCCTCGGGTCATCTTCTTTAAGGCCTTCTTTCTGCACACCAAGTTCTTGCACGAATTTACAGAAATCTGGCGCAAAGTATAATTGCGAATAAAATTGCTCAGGGATTTTTCTTGATTCAACATACGACCTAGCAAAATGTTCTTTTGGTAACGTGTCAATTGATTCCAATGATAATTTTTTACGAAAGACTGGTGCAGGCGTTTTCGCTTCTTCAAATTCTGGCTTTTTGTAATTGTTATGACCTGTTTCACCATTTTTATATCTCTCCAGTGTATATTCTTTAATTAATCCAGGATCTACTTTATCCAAGAAATTATAAAATGAAGTCGAGGCGCCACAATTATGACACATATAGAAATAATCATTCTTTTTACGGAAGACATATCCACGACATTTAGTTTTATTTTTTTGTGAATCACCACAAAGAGGACACCTGAAATTATACAGATCATCCTTCTTTTGGCTAAATTTTTGAAGCTTTGGGGAAACCCGAAGCAAGAACTGCCTATCAATAAAAACACTCATAATATAACTTAATTAAATTTTAACGTAACGATTGAAGTATTATATCAAAGTTTCCATGAGAAATCAACCATGAGAGTACAAGAATACCGCCGGCAATCATCCACTTCCATTGGTTAATTTGTTGGAATTGAGATTTAGATTCAATGGCGTGTTTATTAATACAATCTTTTAATTGTTTAATTTCAGCCATAATACGTAATTCAGATTCTTGAAGCTTGTCTAAAACGGTATCAATACGGTCATGGACTTCTGCCACATCACCATCGGTTTCTTTTTTAACTATACCCATATTATCATACACCTTTGAAATGTGACGGTCGTGCTGGTCTACCAGTTTTTCTATTACCTGGTCCATTTTATTACATAATGCAGATAAAGTCAATACTTGGGTTTTTAAAACACCAACATCAACTCTAAGTTCTGAAATGTTTTCGTTATCTATCATTGTTTTTTTTAATTTAACAAATATTTATAATAGTGGATCATGTTGTTTTGGAGTTTTTCTTCGGTAATTGTTGTTATTTCTTGGTTGATAATCTTCATAGTAATTTTCTGGCGGCTTTGTTTGTTTAGTTCGAACGGTTTCACTGTTAGAAAACTTTTCCGCAACAGTTGCTCCAAGACCTACCATAGCAATATAAGACATACTATCAAATATAAACTGATCAATCTTCATATCAAAGAATAAATTTGCAATAAAGGCAGTAGCACATAATGCGAATGCAATAAATGTTACAACACGTCTACTACTTAAAGATCCGTCAATACCATCCTCAAGCATACTATCCCATCTCATGCTTATTCTCCTAAAACTTGTAAAGCATGATTATAATGATTTGTACGATCATCGAGTCCGTTATATCCACCATTAATTGATTTAGTCAATCCTTTAATATCACCAACATCAGCAAAGCGATTTAGATTATTTGTTTCCCAATACCAACAAGCAGATTGTGTAGCACCTTCGAATGTCTGTATATAATCAGATGCTTGTTCAACCGAGATACCCAAAGAACCAGCAAACGCCGAATAGTTTTTTTTGCCAGTGAGCTGAATTAAACCTCTACCACAGTAACGAAACCCATCACCTGAAGCTTCATCTCCATTACCCATCCGATTAGCGTAAACTCTATTGGCAATTGCTTCTTGTTTATTAGGTAACGACACGTACTGTTGCGCAATCTCGTCATTAGGAAAATACTTACCAAACACCTTGCGTAGAGTAACTGCTCTGTAATTCAAATTTTCTTTGAGAACAGTAAACCCAGCTGACTCATGCGAACACTGTGAAATGAACGCAGCGATACGTTGTACAGTATTAATTTTATACTCTGGCAATAATTTTGATAATGCCTCATACCATTCCTCAACATGTTGATTCTTTGGTAGTAATTGCTCTATCTGTTCCAACGTCAATTCCATTATTTGGCATCCTCAAATATTTTCTTTTGATTTGTATACCAGTCAATCCAAGAATCCGTTTTAACTTGACACTCGTTATATTGACCATAATTTGTTGATACTATACCAACAACATCACTTAATTTTGTTGTTGGATCAATTAATTTTAATTCAGGACAACTTTGTTGTAATTCTGCAGGCGTTTCGGGAAATTTCTTATCAACTGGAACAGATATACATCCAGAAAGTAAAATGCATAAAGATGCTATTATCTTTTTCATTTTTTTTCACCTTTAGTTCCTCTAGCTGCATCATTTAATATATCAATTACTGAGGCCGGAACTTCACATACCGAGTCCATAGTAGGAGTAAGTTCTCTAATACGATTCTTTATTGATACTTGCATAGAAGCAATTTCTTTATTCTTTTTAGCAATTTGTGTAACTAAATCAGTATTTGCTCGAGCACTTTTTGCTTCAGCTTCAGCAACTTTTTTTTCTAGCGCATGAACTTTATACATCCATGACGCATTGTTACTTAACGCACCTTCAAACCAAACGCCAATTACCAATAATATAATTGACACAACTTTAACTGGTAGGAGATATTTACTAATGAATGGAATGAAACCAAAAAAAGTAGATGCTAGTAATCCTAAGCTTCCAACAAGTACGATTAAATGAAATATCCAATCAGGAACAAAATTGAATAACCATGTCATTGTGGTTTTCTTCGTTTCATCATATTAACTATGATAGGATTTCTTTTCTTTGAAACACCAGGTTCGCCACCTTTACCACCAGTACCGGCGATTGCGCCATTACCAACTACATTAGTTGGACCAGCAGAGGCTGCAGCGGCACCCATACCATCTTCTTTAACACAGCTGCCAGGTGAATATGCTTTTTTACCTGCAACAGGCTTGTGACCTGGCCAGCAACGACCCTTCTCATCGATGAATTGTTTTAATGTTTTCATTAACAATTCCACTTTCTTAAAGATTTATTGATACGGCTATCCGGATCATTTGCTGTCTTTGCAGAAGTCAATCTCTTTTTCATACCAGACATTCTAGCACAAAATGATTTTCTACGATTTGCAGCTTTAGAACCAGGTTTCAACTTAGATGGTTTAGTTGTAACTGCCATCGATAATTTTGAACCTGGATTTTCTTTACGATAAGAAGCAATACCTTTACGATTTAGTCCGCCTTCTGGATTCTTACCTGCAGACCTTTGCCATGCAGCAGATTTTTCGTCTAATTGTTGTTCTTCTAGGAATTGTTTGAATGTTTTCATATTTTTCTTAATATCTCTGCGACATTTACATCAATTTGAATATCAGCTGTTGATAAATTTTTACCTCTAATACCATAAATTACATCTGGCATAATATTCAAATAAGACAAAAAAGTTTTTAATATATCGTAATCTCTTTCGTCTATCTTATAGAACAATATTCTTGCCGTTGTTGCTGGATCAAAAACATTATTCAATAAGATAATATGATTTAATATCAATCGTTCTTTGAGTAACTTTGTAATTTTATATCTACGAAACAATCTTTTCAGATATTTGGTTCGTTTGATATCATCCTCAAATTCAGACATAATGCAATGAGGAGCATTATAGGCCTTCATTGCATATATTAAAAAATTATCTTCATTCAAATCATCAATCATATTTAATTTCACATAAAAGTCTATTTTGTGGTCACCACAAAATCAAACAACTCAGATCAAGGATTAGCAGTATTGGCAATAATAGTAGTATCACCATCTGATATCATATTGCTTAAAGTAATTAATGTTTCATATTGTGTACGACCGGATCGGCCGCCTTGGCCAGTAGTTTTCAATACCCAACCTGCATGAGCGACACCATTTTGTTGTGTATTAGCAACTTCAGCATCGTCCATACCAAACAAACCGATTGTTTCGTTTTGTGTATATACGTTGGCTGTAGTATTTGCATATAAACGAGCTACGTTTGCTGCAGTTGGAGCTGCATAGTTTGTTTTTACGTTAGTTGCATTAACGATTGTTGAATTTACAGCCCAATACGGTGCATTTGCGGCCGCATCTATATTTCCCCATGATGGCATTTTTATCTCCTTAAATAGCCTGTTTTGTTTATTTATTTATTATTGTTTTTATTTGCTTTTCTCATCACAGGATCAATTTCCAGAGTATCCCTGGTTTGGCCTGTTAAAGTTGTACCACCCTTTAATACCATAGCTGCCTGGTCTTCCTTATCAGAACTTTGTTCTAATTTTTCGACCTTTGGTTTTTTACCATAGGTGGCTACCGACTTATCTTCTTTCTCATGGTCATATAAATCTTCTTTGACCATTTTGTTTTTCTTGTATATTGACTTAATGATACGAGCAGATTTGGACATCTGTTGTTTCTTGGAATAAGTTGGTTCTCTATCATCCGCTTGTGTACCCATATCACCAACCGTTTGTGTGGCTGCTTGTGAGTCTTGATAAACATCTTCACTTGTTGGTTTGAATCCCATTAAACGTGAATTGCTAGTTTTAACATTATTAGCAGAAACTTCTTTGCCTTTTTTCTTCTTACCAACTTGGTCACCTGGTTTGTGTGTATGAGATAACTTATTGAGTGAATCAATAAAC